CTGTTACACCATCCAAGATGTTTAATTCTGATGCTGTTGCTGTTACACCATCCAAGATGTTTAATTCTGATGCTGTTGCTGTTACACCATCCAAGATGTTTAATTCTGCCGCTGTACTTGTGACTGATACACCACCCAATTGCAACGTATCGCTCACATTAACAACGCCATCAAGGGTTAAATTGTCGTGTGTGCCACTGGACCATACACTTGGAACAACATTGTTTCGATCATCAAATGTTGTCGTGCCTGACCCTCGAAAAATATTGTATAACGGGGCCTCAATACTTCCATTAATTGTAACTGTTATACCACTTGAAACGGTCAAAAATGCACCCATTTCAAACTTGAGGTTAATATTACTGGGAATCGTTAAGTTACTTGTGATTGCATAATTGGCTGGGGCTAAATATACCGTTCGATCGGCTCCTGCCGCATCACTAACCGCCAACGATATTCGTGTGCCGTCATTGGATGAACCATAATTCTTAGCCTCAATGTAATCGGCTGAACTCGCATCTTGAGGATTAAATTGTAAACTTGAAAATGTTCTTAATAAAACGCCATTTTTGTCATATATTTTGACTGTATATGTGCCATCCAAAAAAACGGTTGCTGAACCGTTCAAATCTAAATCAACACCATTATTTGAATTTAATGTTTTTGTTGCAACTTTTTCTGAATCTGCAAAAACGGATTTTAATGTGCTTCCGTCACTTTCATAAAATATCGCCCAACCACCTGAATTGGGTTGACCAGATTGATTTAAAACCCCCGACAACAAAAAATCTGCTTGTAATGCCTGTGCCATTATTTGTACCCTCCTAAAGTAAATTGAATGTCGCCCATTTCATGATCGTGCATTCGTGCATTTTTTAAATGGTCATTCGCCAAATCTTTAATTAAGCCATACTGTTTGGCACTCACACCCCTTGATGGGGCAATCAATAACGCCAAGTTATATATCAAGGCTAAATTAAATTCTCTTAGAATGTCGGGATTGTTTGAACCTGAATCAAAATCCTGTGGATAGGTTAAACAATTCAGTTCCAACACATATTTTGTTGAATCGTCAGGGTAGGGCAAAATGAACACCTGCGGCACTGCACCTTTCCTAAAATATAAACGTGTTGGCTTGCCAGTTGAATCATTGTTCAACTGCGTTTTGTAATCTTCAAATGTTGTTGTAATAATTAATGGTTTTAAATCCACGCCTTCACGAATAAATGCGTGATCTAATGCAAAAATGTGGTTTGGTAATTCATATTGATTGCTTGATACATAACGCTTATCGGTATCATGGGCCGCTCCTGCCGAGGTTGTAAGAGCTTTCCAATAGCTCATGTATTGATTGCCTGTCTTTGGCTTGTTGTTGTTTGTTGATATGTGCGTTTCAATGCACTCATAATCCAAACCATCTGAACCCAAAGCGACACTGCTTGCATGCAATGGAATCACAAACTTTTCTTCGTTCCATACTGAAATGCCACTTGATCGCCAACTCGCCAATAAATCATTCAATAAGCTCTCGCCTCTAGCGATTTGATCGTTGGTTAATGCCACACCACTGGCCATGGCACCAACCGCTCGAAAAGCCTCTTCAATGATTGAATTTCTTGTTCGATTAAAATTATAACTTTTTGATAACGATGGCTCGCTATCATACATCAATTCCAACTTTGTTACTTCTGGCCTGACACTGGCTGATGTCGTTTTTAGAAATATTCTGATTTGAAAACTTTCAATTTTTAGTCGCTCCAATTGTGGAATCAATGTGGCCGCTGTATTGGCTTGTGATACAGTGCCATTGCTTGTCACCCAATTGTTGCCATCATAATAGTAATCCAATCCTGCATTGTATATTGTGTATAAAACCTCTGTATTGGTTGGCTTAGTTGAATACTCATTCAACTTTAAAATTCGATTGGCTGTAACGTTCGTGTTATATAAAGCGTTTGGACTGGCTGTGCTATATGTTGTACTACCTAAATCTTTTAATCGTATAACGCCACTTGTCACTTCAATTAATGACGCATCACTGAGCGTCCAATCACTTGCAACATCAAAATTTAAAGTTTGAGTTTCCATTTAAAAAATCCTTATTGTCTTTGACTCTTTTTTCTTTCTGACCAAATCGGGGTGTATCGGGTCCAAGTATCGGGGATGCACATACTGGCCATCCCATTGCTTAACAAGTTTTCCACTTAAAAACTTGAAGCCTGATGCATCACAATATCTTAAAAATTGACCTGACACGTATTTGTTTTTCATGTGTGTATTACGACGAATGGGCCTTGCAACACAATGTCACAAGGCCACAAACTCAAATTATGCTCCTGGCGATCCGTAGATTGAACGTGGGTTGTACCAAGAAAATAACATTCTGAAATATGTTTTGAACTTCGCAATGTCAGTATCAAAATCATTTTCTTTCGTAAATTCTGGTAAAACACGTTTCTGACAAATCAACCCGTCTTCACTTGTTCTCAAGAACCATGCGTCTGCATCTGTTACGTAATGAGATATAACAAACTCAACGTCACCCTTAAATGGGTTAATTGCGTTGTATGCTGATTCTGGGGTCAATTCTGAACCAAGAATTTGTTTGGCAACTCGTGCAAACGTTGGGCTAATAATCAAACGCTTTGGCTTAACTTTGATCTTTTTTCCTCGGCCGTCTGTTAAAGCCGCAATGTCTATTGTGGCTTGCTCGTATGAGGTCATTGAAAGGTCTGCCGCTGTTGCAATTCGGTTGCTATATGTAGAACCATTGCCGTACTTGTGAGCTGTTGAAAATAACTGCTCGCCGTCGGCTCCTGCCGCTCCACCTGAAAAACCATTGTTAAGGATGTTGGCTCCCAATGTCTCAATGGTATCACCTACAGATTGAGCCAATGCTTTTGAAAGTTTGCTGATCTCTGCGTATTGGTCATCGTCAACCATTTCACGGGTTACTTTAAAGCCTAACGTGTACTTTTTATTCACAAGCTGTGATTTGTACCCTTGGCTTGGGTCGTCATAGGTTGTTGAAACGCCTTCGGCACTTTCTGGAACTGCACCAAAGGAAATCATCTCTTGATAGTTTTCGTATGATTTATTTGATGTTACGTCATCGAAAATCTTGGTGTACTCTGGCTCCCACTGTTCAACATGTGAACCAAAAACTTCTTTCAAACCTGGGTATAATAATTCTGATAATGAACTGGATGTTGCTGTCATTTATTCTACTCCTTAAATCGCAACGCCATTTGCTTTGTACGCATGTTCATTAGGCGTAACAAAAACGTCGGCATTGTGTCCAAATGAATTACCTGGACGTTCCACTAAATTCAAAATTCTTAACTGTGCGGATGCTCCATCACCAGCCAAGGTTTCGCTCAATTCGGCACCTGCAACACCTGTATCGGTATTTCCTGAATGCGTGAAAACGAAATCGGCACAATCGCCAATAACAGCCGATGTAGGGGCTGTTCCTGCTGAATCAAACTGAATTTCATAGATTGCGTTAGGGTCATCGCAAACAACAACTGACCCTGCGGTTGAGGCCGCCAACGTCTTTACTGGTACGCCATTTGAATCCAAGATTGTTTGAACAACGCCAATGAAATCGTCGCTTGCCGCACTCATCCCATCAACATTTCCGTCAGTTGATAACTTTACGGGTGAATTGTGGAATATCGCCACTGAATTTGATGCGTCTACGCTGTATTTACGTTTGGTTGGCTCACCGCCACCTAAACGACCAACAACAACGGCACCTTTTGGTGTATCTGTATTTGCCATACTGATCTCTCTCCTTTTTTAAATTGATTATTTTTATTCTACTGAGGCATAACCAACAGAATGACCACCATGATTGCCCATAAGGGATTGGTGATTTTCGAGCTGTTGCCTTTCATCAACTTGCAAAGACTTAAAGTAATTTTCTCTTTCAATTGCCAATTCCTCTGGCATTTCCATTAAAAGCATTTCACGGCGTTTGACTTTTCCGTCGGTGAGTTTTTGATCAATGATGCCTAAATCTTCAATTTCGGCTTGATTGACTGGTTCCCAGCCTTCAAATTTCATCTTTTCAACTCGACCGTTCATGTCGGTGTTGACCCATTTACGCCTAAAACCAGGGCGACTTTCTGCGTCTAACATTCCGTATTGCTTCCACGCTCGCTTACCTTCTTTACGCTTTACAATCGATGATCTACCAGGGTTTAAAGTACTTTGATTCCCAGAACTTTCAGATTCACTCAATTTTGAACCTTTTCTTTGAACAGAATTAGAGTCTTCTGAAACTTGGGCAAGAACCTTGTCTTGAATGTCTTTTAATTGAGTTTCATTTAACTCAATTTCTTTGACTGAGCCATCATCATAGGTGACATTAAAATAGCCATCCAATTCAGCTTGCTCTACATCCACAATACTGGCCTGTTTTTTTGAAATCAACTTTTTTTTGTTTGTCATAAAATAATCCTTTTTTCTTTACATGTTTTTGGCGTACTTCTTATACGCTTCTTTTTCTGAAATGCCTGGGAACAATTTAAGGGCCACATTCTTTTGGGCCCCTGTCATTTGTTCAACTTTTTGGTCCAAGGGGTCTTTAGTTATTGGCTGATCACCTGCATCGCCCACAACACCTGCCGACATTGAACTATTGGCATAATTATTTTCCGTCAAATTGAAAAACTGTTGGGTACGTCTTCCAACCTCAAATAAAAATTCATGGTTGGGTTTGTTGGCCCAGTTCGGGTCATTTTTCATTTGTGCGTCGATTTCATGAGCTTTATTGGTCATTTGTTGATTGGAATTAAACCAAGGATTATATGCTTGAAATGTAGCCAAATCTTGTTGAAATTGTGTTTGATTTACGACTGTTTGTTGTTGTTGATTATTATTTGTTTCATTTCTGTTTTTTAATGCTTCGTTTAATTCTTTTTTTGTTTTTTCGAATGTTTCAAAATCGCTATTTTCAAACGCTTCATTCATTCGAGTTTCGATTTGTGCTAATGTTTCGTTTTGTTTTTGCTCTTTTGTTTCTGCTTGAAAGTTATTAAAATTACTTTCCAAACTTTCAATTTTTTCAAGTAACTTTTGATTAACGTCCACCAATTGACGGTTTTCTTCTTCGGCACCTTTCATTCGGCCATAAATTTTATTAAACCGTGGATGATTGGGTGGGGGGCCCCCATCATTTTTTTTGCTTTCTTGCTGTTCACCCTCGTTTTGCTGTTCTTTAACCTCGTTTTGAACTTCATTACTAGGCTCTACATTTTCTGTCATGGTTACATCTTGATTGTCTTCACTTGTCATCATTTAGAACCCCTTCTGTTTTCTTAATTTTTCCAATAATGTCATCATCGTTCATGCATACATATACATCTCTGTCTCTGGTAACTTCAACACCAGCATAACGACCCCAAATAATCCAATTACCAACACTAAATTGGTCATCGACTGTTGGGCCAACGGCTACAATCTCGCCTTCACTGGCTTTTAATTCATCTTGGGCACCTTGCGTCAAAATGATTCCTGATGCGGTTTTTTCCTCTACCACCTTTCTTTTTACCACCACACGATTAAATACGGGTTCAATATCGTTCATTCATTATCCTTTCTTTCCCAACAACTCAATAAGTTCATCAAGCTGTTTAATTTTTCCCTTATCAAAATAGAACTCTTTCGCCAGATCATTTGTTGATATAATTCTCAACATCTGATCTATTCTTAACATTCGCTGTTTTTTCAAATGTTCATAAAATTTGACTGTGACAGGGTTTGCCTGCCACATTTCAAAGTCTTCTGAGTCTACTCCATCAATCACAATACTTGTTGGTTACCTCCTTCCATTTGTTGTTGTTGTTGTTGTTGTTGTGAAACAGCAAACTTGTATACAAAGCCAATGTGTTGACGACGGTGATTTTCAAAGTTCCGTTTTCCGATAGGGGTTAAATAATTGAAGAACTCGCTATTCTCAAATTCTTCCATGACTCTTAAATGCTCGTCATGATCTTGGCTCTCTAGTACCTCGACCATGCCATCTTTTAAGAATATTTGGTTTTCTTCTTCTTGTGGTAAATCGGGTGGGGCCACTTGCTGTGCTTCCATCACTTGGACCACAATGTCACTATCAATGTCCATCGCCTTATACAAATTCTCTTGGGCCACACGAATTGCATTTTCGTTTTGTTGCGTGACGGGGCTTTGCAATACAGAATTTAATAAAAATTCCGCTTTTGCTACTTTTTCCTGCGTATTTGTTACGCTAGGGTCACTTAATAATGCCACGCCCAAATAGGGTTCTTCCCAATCAGCCTTCAACATTTCCAACATGTCATTTTCACTGATGTTTTGCTGTTTGGTTACAGGGTCGACCATGTCCACCACAGGGTCAATCACCACCCTATAATAATCTTGAATGTCCAAATGCAAGGCCACCAAATCATGAATGGCCGCAATTTCTTTTGATAATTCTTCATGGCTTCTCATGTGAATCATGTTAAACACTCGCTGACCTTCTTGTATCAAGGCCGTGACTGCCGTGGCGGATGTGTCAGACTTGGGCAATGCCCCCGTTCTTAACTCGGTTACTGTCGTCATCTTATCGGTATACTGCTGCAAAGTACCCAACAACGCATATAATACTTGGCTTGGGCTTGAAAACTTAAAGGGCATGATCTCTTTTCTGATGTCATCGCCATTCATTTTTATTCCTATTAATTTGCCCATCTGCAATTCAATGTCTTTTTGCTTCATTGATGAGCCTGAATCAAAGAATCCCGTACTTACATTTTGAAGTGAGCCTGAATCTATTAACTGGTTAATGATCGAGTTCATCGCCTTGTTTGAACCCTCCAACAATAAACCAAACCCAAAATCGTAAAATCCGTTAGGGTTCTTTATAAATCCATACTTATTAAATACATGAATTGGCTTGCCTGTTTTAGGGCTGACATTTTCAACAATTCTTAATACTTCCGATGTTTCAAAATCGACCGTCACAATGTATTGCTTTTTAATCTGATTCTTTTTCTTACTTAAATCTAAAAATACATATTGCTCCAATACCATTCTTGGCGTTGTGTCGTCTTGCTGACTTGACGGCTCATGACCTGTATTCTCGGCACTCTGTCTGTCATACTCCTCACGAACCACATTGCTTGGGTCGCCTGGGCCGTACTCGCCACCCTTCACATAAAAACCAAGATCAATTTTTTGCTTGATTCTCGTTTCTGTCTCAAACAATACATGCGTGTATCTCTCACAATCCATTAAATCCCGTGTGCCATAATGAATCACAAAGTTCATTGGGCTGACCCAATCGCTCACCACCACTTTTTTTATCGGACAATAATATTTCTTTCGTATCACCGTTCCCTCAACAGGTAACTTCATGATTGTATCGTCCATGGAACTTCTGAATCGCTCACTTTTATGCCTTAAATAATGTTCCAAATACTTGGCTTTTCGATCGGCAATGTCTCTGGCATCGGCTCCCATGACCACGGGGTTAGCCTTAACCAATCCCTTGGCTGGTAACAAACTCGGATATGCACCTGCATGAAACTGTATCGCCGCTGTCGTTAATACTGGCAACCCCACATTTGAACAATTCTCAAATGGCTCATTCTTTGGCGGCCGCTCCATCGCATACAACTTGATCCATTCGGCATGTTTTTCCTTCCAGCCTTCACGGGTACTGTCATCCAATTCGTACCCCTCAACAACTTTGACGCCCAACTCTCTTAATTCATCTTCTTTCATTTTCTCCGCTAAATTTGTAAATTCATTCATTTTTAATCCCTTTCATTATTTGATACGCCACTTGTGGCACGATTGCATTGCCTAGTCCTTTAAGTCTGTCCACCCGATTGGGTACCCCATGAGCCACTCTACCCACGTCGGGTTCAATTGCCCACCAACCTGATCGTTTATTGATATAGGCATCTTGTTTTTTATTTTCCATCCCACTCTCTCTTTGCTTGATGCCCCCCTGTAGCAATGTGCATCGGGAGTACGCCATAGCCTCATAGTTTCCTCGCACACCTGTTCCCTCAAGTTGGAAGGCTTCTTTCTTCCTTTCCTTGTTGTTGTTGCCTGTCTTATCAATGCCTCTTTGCTTCTCTGTGGTAAATGATCCATTGTGTTTGGCGTAGCCCACAATCCAAACTCTGTCTCTTCTGTGTGGCGCATTGACACCGCAAGCTGGTATAATAAATGGTTGCACTTCGTACCCTTCACTTTCCAAGTCAGTTTTCGTGCGTTGGAATGCCATACTGACGAAGTTAGCAACGTTTTCACCAATGACCCAAGCGGGCTTGAACTCTTTAATAACTCTAAACATTTGCGGCCAGAGGTCACGGTTATCTTCCGTTCCTTTTTTTCGTCCTGCAATGCTGAACGGCTGACATGGGAACCCCCCTGTAATAATGTCAATTGACTCATTAATATCACTCCTTTTTAACTCTTTAATATCTTTGAATATAGGCACCCCTATAAAGTTTTTAGCCAATACTTTTTGGGCGTATGGTTCAATTTCACAAAATGCAACTGTATCAATCCCTGCCCACTTTGCTGCTAGTGCAAATCCGCCGATACCTGAAAACAAATCCAAATGGTTCATATCTTAATATCCTGCATCAACACCCGATAAAATCTTCTTTTCAGGCTCATTTCGCCAATCATCCTCATCAATCGGGTCCACATACTCAATATCTAACAACGCCAATCGATACGCATTTTCAAATTGATCGTCATTCACTTTGGGAATTTTTCCCTCTTTGGTGTAGCGAATCTTCAACTGAACTTTTGTCTTGTATAAATCATCAAAAATCATCATGTCTGGCCAATTCTCAATTCTTCCCTTAAACAATTTGTTCATCTGTATCACACCGTCCTCTTTCCTTTTGCTTCCGACCTCCAAAGGAATACCAAACTTTCTTAAATACATTTTTAATTGCCAATACAAACTCTCTTGTTCGTTTTGGCCTGCCTTGGCCAATGGGTCAATAATGACCTTTTCAAACCTCAACTTGTAACTTTGAATAGCATCGACAATGCAACGCCCAACATCTTCACCGCCACCCTCAACTTCATACTCCAACACCAAATAACGCCGTTCAACTTCGTCATAGGCCATGAACAATACGTCATGAGGCTTGCTTACCCCCACATCGACCGCCGCACAACATATCCAATGAGGTTTGATGTCGATTCTGTCCATTACATTTCGATCGTCATAATTGACTACACGCCCAAATCGTTTCAATGATTTACCTGCTAATCGCTTTTCCCTTCCCTCTTTTGTCATCAAAAAGGCCGCATCCTCTACATTCTCTTTCTTTGTTCCATGGCCCATGTTCACCTGGGCTCCAGCCTCCAAATGCCAAATCTTTTCAGCCTTCTTTAAACTATCAACTTCCATGTCCAATATCTCGTCATACAACCACAAGTCATCTTCCTCATTAATCGTCGCACCAATAAAAATGAACCCACCCTTAGATATAATCCGTGCCACGTTTTCATCCCAAATCGACTTTGGGAATGGCTCATCAAAAATGACCAAATGACACTTTGACCCTGCAAACTTTACCACGTCTTGATCTGAGCTCATCAAATATAAAAAACTCTTTGTAACTTGGTCCTCCCAATAATACTCGACCCCCAAATTGTTCTTTTTGGTTTTTACTGGCCATGAATCGGGCCAAAACACCTTTAACCCCTCATTCAATAACGTCCTCTTGATGTGGTCCTCCCATCCTGCACCCACCCAACGAATGTGAATTGGCGGCTCAAACTTCCACTTATCCCATAAATGGGTACCCACATCTTTGACATCCTCCCACGGCCAATGGCCCCTCATAAATGCCAACACCAAAATGGTCTCGGCCAATGTCTTTCCGATCTGATTGTCCCCAGTCAAACTCAATAACTTGTATTTCCCCGTCTCAATCGCATCAAATACTTTCTGCTGGGCCGCATTGTTCTTCCAACTGCCATATGGGCCTAAATGGCCTTTGCCTGCATGGTTAAAAAATAAGATTTTGTTCTTTTCTTCGTAATCTTTGATGATTTGGTTTGTTTTGGCTTGCTCGGCCAATAAACGACGTTTCTTCTCTTTGAGTTCGGCCAACTGCTTTTCTAGTTTGGCTCGCTGTGCCTTTGTTAATGGCTTTTTTTTCGTTTCCTTTTCTTTTGTTACTTTTGTCATTGCAATGAAAAGCTGTACACTCCACAATAATCGGGGCCAACATCAATTTTAAAATCTATGACTTCTTGCCCCCACAAATCTAAGTCGGTGTCTTTTGCTGGCATCAATTCATATTCGCCGTCTAAAAATGTCATTATTAATCTGTCATCTTCCATTTCGACTTCAAAGACTTTATTTTCCATTTTTTAAAATATTTCTTATGTTATGCATGGTTTTTATGCCTAGCCTTGTTTTTTTTGAGGCTATTTTTAAAATTAACTGCAAAGATTTGACCGTTAGGGTGTCTTGAACGGTTTTGAGTGTTTGTTTTATCATGTTTTTTCCTTTTTAAAAGGGATATTGAGGTCAAAAAGGGTTGGCTTTTTGAAATTTCGTATTTGGCTGGGCATCATATAATATACAACAGACGGTGGGGTCCCCCCTCCCGTGGGGGTGGGCATGGCGAATGTGATTGATTGATTTCTGATGTGGTGGGCGTGACCTGTTTTTTTAGCTGGCAAAATGGTGGGGCGAGCAGATAATAACCGCATGGTTTTTTTAGCTAAATGTGAGGCTAAACCCATCAAAAAAACACCCGATTGACTCTTTCTTATCCTAATTTCATCCCATTTATTCATTCAATTGGGCCTCCAATTGATCTATTGAGCTGGTAACATCTATAATATTGTCGTCCGATTCTTTCTTTTTTGAATAATGATAATGAATGGATTCGGTCGCTTCTCCCTCGATTAGACGAGCTTTATCAATCAAAATTGAGCTTGAGGTCACTTTTTGCATTAAAGAGGCTTTTTTTATGT